ACATTTCTTTTATTTTCTTTAAAGTACCTGCCTGAAATCTTGCAGAAGAAAATTGGATACTTAGTCCTCTTAACTAAGTTAATACAACTGTTATCTATCATAGTATTATTAAATAAGGATTATAAACTAAGTTTAGTAACTAAGTTACGTAACTATAAGACGAAGTTAATGTATTTTTTTTTAAAAGTAAAGTCTTGTTGAAAACTTTTTTTTAACTTTATACTGTAATGGAACGATTAGGAGATGACGTTTATGGTCAAACATACTTTAGTGTAGATTTTTTTACCCTGTTAGATGTACAGGATGATGAAGCTGTAAGACTAAAGCGTATGAATATAGATGTAGTTTATTACGAAATATCTGTGTATGAGCATGATGACACGTTGATATTTTACTTACATTTGTACTTTAAACCCAACCCTATTCGGCTGTTGTCGTATAAGGAAGTATTTGGAAATATTAACTATTAAATAAAGATTGACATGGAAAATCCAAAATCATTATCAGCATCTAAAGGTAACATTTTATCAGGTGCAAAGAAAGATGGGAGTAGCATACACCCTTCAAGTGCTAAACCATCAAGTTCAGGAAACTTGTATCAGTACGTTCCAAAAAACGCTATTGATAAGCAAGACGTTAAATCTCACGGTAAATACGGTATTTAAGTGAGACAACTTTTTAGCATAGAAATGGATGGGGATGTGAAGTTGCAAGACGACACATTCCTACTCATACCTGAACTTAGGACTTTATATGAAAAACACGGTTCTAAGTACATCAGGTATGTAATCCTTATGTGCGACTATAAATCTCCATACAGACAGCTTATCTTAACTAACAGGGAAAGAGAAGTCTGTTTTGACGTATGGGGGGAAGAAAAAGAAAAAGTAAAACATTTAGACTCTGAGCTTGTAATTAAAGCAAAAGAAAAATATAAGAAGCTTCAGTACGACCCAACTGTAGAACAATACTTAGTATATACTGAAAAGATATCTGAGTACAATCAATTTCTAAGAGAGATGCCTATCGCTAAAGATAACGCAGAAATGCTTAGTAGGGTCATGAAAGCTGTAAAAGATATTACAGAAGCACGAGAAGAATTAAAAGACCTCATCTTAAAGAAAGAAGAAGAATCTAAAATGATGGGTGGTGGAGAAGCTTCATTGTTAGAAGAAATGTTAGGATAATGAAAACAACACAAAGTTTAAATAAACCTGAGATATCTAAAGACTTGATTAAGTCTAAGCCACAATATTCTACGTCAAAGAAAAAGAAAAAACATCGTAAGCAAAAGACAGGTGTTACTGCACCTTACGGTACTTACGGAACAATATCTGAATACTATTAAATTAAATAATATGAAACCAAATCAGAAAACTGAAAAAGGAGTTACCATAGTATCTGACTATAGTGGTAATAAAGTTAAGTACGGTAAGGTAAAAGCTGAAGGTAAACCAATGTCAACTTACGATAAAGCTATGGAAGCTATGAAAGTTCCAAGCACTAAGGTTGAGAATACTGTAAAGAAATCAGCTAAACCTGTTACTAAAACAAATACAGGTGGTAAGTACGGAAGTAAAAACTCACGCAAAAGAAATTAATTATGGGATTATTTGACAAAAGAGTTATGACTGACGATGATATGTCATCAGCTCAATTTAAGGGAGAAGATAAAAAGTTCTATAAGAAAAAGAAAAAGTCTTTTAAAAGCCAAGGTATGGATAACCGTACTGCTAAACGTATGGCAGGAGAAGACCAAGAAGATACTACAATCACTTATGGATACGGTGGTAAAATCAAATATAAAAACGGTGGTATGCTTGGTTCTAAAAACAAGACTAAGCACAGAGGTAAGACTACCAATGGTGGTTACGGAAACGGAATGTAGTCATGGGATATGTAGGATTTAAAAAACTCGCACAGCAAGTAGGCTCTAAAAAGTTAGCAGCGTATATTGGTCGTAAGAAGTACGGTAAAAAGAAATTCCAAGAAGCTGCTGCTAAAGGCAAGAAGATGGAAGGAATGAAGCCAAAGAAGTATGCTGAAGGTGGTAAGTTTAAATCCCCTGCTTGGACACGTAAAGAAGGACAAAACCCTAAAGGTGGCTTAAACGCTAAAGGTAGAGCATCTGCAAAAGCAGAAGGTAGTAACCTTAAAGCTCCTGTTAAATCAGGTACTAATCCTCGTAGAGTTTCATTTGCTGCAAGATTTGGTGGAATGAAAGGAGCTATGAAAGACTCTAAAGGAAAACCGACTCGTAAAGCTTTAGCTCTTAGAGCGTGGGGGTTTAGAAGTCCTGAATCTGCAACAGCGTTTGCTAATAGACATAAAAAAAGTAAGTAATGTTAAAGTATAGTCCTGTCATAAGAGATGGTATTCCAAACCTAAAGAAAGGTTCTAAAGAATATTTAAACTATTGGTCAACTCAAATAGACAGGTGTAAGAATGGATATAAACCATCAGGTGGTGTGCATATCACAGGTGCATATTACTTTTATTTAAACTTTTGCAAAATCCTTGCAAGAGATGAAAACACAAACAGAAAAAAATTACAAGCTCCTTGGTACAGAGACCTTGACCATGAATATTTTGATAAGGTCTATGATTGTAAAGACAAAGGGAGAGGTCTCATTGTACTAAAAGCAAGGGATAAAGGATTCTCGTATATGAATGCTAACTTAGCTTTATATGAATGGACATTCTTTGCAAATAACGAAATAGGTGTAGGAGCAGCTACTCCTTCCTATGTAAGCTCTGTAAGAACTAAAATCCTAAACAGTTGGAACAAGTTACCACCTGAATTAAGAATCAGAAAAGATTTAAAGGATAATGATGTTATAATGCAGTCAGGTTATCGTATTAAAGAAAACGGTACTTGGGTAGAGAAAGGATTAAAATCTATATTACATTACAGATGTATGGATAACCCTGACGCTTTCAGGGGGGAGCGTTTAGGTATGATGATATTTGAAGAAGCAGGAGAGATGAAACAACTCATTCGTGCTTATATATCTTCCGAACCATGTTTCAAAGATGGTGCTGTACAGTTTGGTGTTCCTGTTATAGGGGGTACTTCCAACGTAATGAATAAAGCAGATGACTTCATGAAGATGTGGTATGAACATGAAACATACAATCTTGAACAATTCTTTATTCCTGCATCAAAAGCATTATATGGTTTTTGGAACGCAAAGACAGGAAAGTCAGATGAACCTGCAGCAAGACAACACTTTGAGGAACGTAGAAAAAAACTACGCTCAAGTAAAGATAAATCTGCTTATTACCTTCACTTACAAGAATACCCATTAGAGCCTGAAGATGCTTTCATGCAATCTAATAAGTCTCCGTTTGATTTAGAGAAGCTAAATGGACAAATAGGTAACATACTTTCAAGTACAAAAATGCAAGGTATGATACAAAGAGGTAGGCTTGTTTGGAAAAATAGAAGTAAATTTGAAGTTGAATTTCATCTTGACCATGATGGAGATGTACTAATTTTAGAACACCCAAGAAAGGACATTTTGAATTTAGATATAGGTGCAGTAGATAGTTATTATCAAACAGAAGCACCAAGCTCTGACTCTAAAGGTTGTGCTATAATCTTTCGTAGATGGCACGATAAAATAGAAACAGAGACAAACTTACCAATAGCTATGTACGTAGATAGACCGTACACAAAAGATATTTGGTATGAAAATAATTTAAAACTCGCTGCGTATTACAATGCAAAGCTATTAGTCGAATACACAGATGAAATGTTTTTTGATTATTTTGTAAAACAGAAAGCTACTAAGTTTCTAAAAGAGAGACCACTCTCTGCAGATGCTCCTTGGGGTAGAGTAGCTAATAAGTTTGGTGTACACATGAAATCTTATCAAAAGAATCTTTTGGTAGAGTACATTGATGAGTATATCAAAAAAAATGTAGAAGGTATTTACTTCCTTGAGCTGTTAAAGGACTTAGCAGACTTTGGGATAAGAAATACCGATTTAGCAATGGCATTTGGTATTGTGCTAATACATGATTCCGATAATGCTAATTTAAGAATTATGAACGCAGATGAAAAAACTGAAAAAGACAGTTACTTTTTACCCACTTACGAAATGGGTTCAGATGGTATCATGCGTGTAAATAATAATAGAAATAAGGGTTATAATTCAAAGAAGTATGACCCATTAGGTTTAGGAATTAATAAAGGATTATTAGGTAATTTATAATGGCAAAGTCAGAAGGTATATTTCCAAAGCAAAACATTCCTGATTCATTGAAGACAAAGGAATGGTGTAAAGACAACATCTTAGCTATGTTGGCTTATCAGAACTACACAACCAAGTTTAATCGTGAAAGAAAAAAAGATTATGAGAACTATTTACTCTACAATGGAGTATTTGACACTAAGCAGTTTGAATATGTCACTAATACTTATGGTATATCCTCTCCTGCAAGGTTGGTTAATCATCCAATTATTGCTCCTAAAGTTGATTTATTGGTTGGAGAATTTATGTCTCAACCTATGGACTTCATGGTCGAAGCAGTTAACGAAGAAGCTATCAACCAAAAATTGGATAGAAAGGTATCGTTGGTTGCCGAGAAAGTATTAAGAGGTTTACGTAAAGAGTTATCAGAAGAACTTGGTGTTCAGTTTGAGGATGAAGATATGGGTATTGAGATACCTGACGATATTGACAAGTTCCTAAAACTAAATGGTCGTATGCAGGTAGAACAACTTGTATTTGTTGGTCTTAGACACTTAATAGAAAAATACAGGCTACAACACTTATTCAAGCAAGGTTTGTACGACTTATGTATTACTTCTAAAGAATTTTACCATTGCTCAATTAAGAATGGAGACCCACACGCACGTAGAGTTGACCCTCGTTCATTGATATGGGATATTAACTCTGATACAGAAAACTTACAAGACGCATCATGGGTAGCAGAAGAAAGATTCTTATCAATAAACGAAATTCTTGATGAGTATGGAGATATGCTTACGCAAGAGCAAGTAATCAAGATAGAGGAAATGAGGTATCAAGGACAAGATACTTTACAAAGATATAACAAGCCTTATCAATGGTACTACAAAGATGACCACTTAACACCATTAAGAATTAGATGTGTCGTAGGTGTATGGAAGTCTATTAAAACATTAAATGTTAAAGTCAGTCCTAATAAATACGACCCAAGCCTTCCTTTTAAAAAGATTCTCCCTGAGAATTACAAACCTAAGAAAGGAGAAAAGATAGAAAAGAAATCGTTTACGCATATATGGACAGCTACAATGATTGGTCATGATATTATTGTTGATGCAAGACCATTACCAAATCAAATAAGAAGAGAAACTAATTACTCTGAAGCTCCATTACCATACGTAGGGATTATTAAAAATAACATTGACAGTATTACATTATCTATTGTAGATAGCTTAAAGAACATTCAGTTGTTATACAATATAGTAATGTATCACATAGAGTTATCACTCGCAAGGAGTGGTGGTAAAGCAGTAGTATATGATACATCTCAAAAACCTAACGGATTATCGTTAGATGATGTATTCTATCATGCTAAGAACTCAGGGGTTATTCCTATTAACACAAAGCAAGAAGGTAATCAAGTAGGTGGGTTTAACCAATTCCAACAGATTGACTTTACATTATCAAATTCTGTACAGCAACTAATTAATTTAAAAATTATGTTAGAAGCTACAGCAGAACAATTAACAGGTATTAGTAGAGCAAGAGAAGGGTTTACTAAATCAGATGCTGTAGGTGTTAACGAAAGAAGTGTGATGCAATCATCATTAATTACTCAACCATTAATTGCTAACCATGTTAGAGTAATGGATATGGTAATGAACCAACTTGGAGATTTAATGAAAATTGCTTGGGCAGATGGAACTAAAGTAGTTCACTTTATGGGAGAAGCAGGAGCACAGATGATGAAGATGATTGGAGATTTTAAAAACTTTGATTATTCAATATTTGTAAAAAACTCTTCTAAAGACAGAAAAGACAAAGAAAAGATAGAAGCTCTTGGTACACAAATATTATCAGGTGCAGGTGCAGAAGGATTCTTACAAATGCTTAAAGTATTAAACGCATACAATGCAAAAGATGCAGAGACAATCTTAGAGCAAGGTTTAGAAAAAATCCAAGAGTCACAAAAAGCACAGCAAGAGCAAATGGCTCAAGCACAACAGGCACAAGCTGAAGCTACTCAACAACAGACTCAAGCACAAATGCAAATGAAACAGATGGAACTTCAAACTAAAGTTCAAATTGCAGAGATTGATGCTAACGCTATTCTTGAATCTACTCGTATGAAAATTGAGGGTGGACAAGAAACTCAAGACTACAGACAGAAACATGATGCTAATATGGCAATGCTTCAAGCTGAAAACGAATTGGGTAAAAAACGAGCTGAAAAAGATATGCAACCTGTTGAAGAGCAACAACTAACAGAGAATAAAAAAGGAGAGAAAGAACAAAATAATAAAAATTAATTTTATATTTGTAAAGTAAGTTAAAGTTATGGATAAAGAGAACAACACATTTGAAAGCGAAGAAACGTCAACATTGGCTCAAGAATTTGATTCTAAAGCCTTTATAGATTCAGATTTAGAACCTGAGACTGAAAGTGACGTAAACGATGTTGAAGATACAACAACTGATACTGTTACTACAGAAACAGAAGCAGAAGCAGAAACAGAAGAATCAGATGATTCAGATTGGGCAGACTACGGTACTCCTGATACTCCTGAGATTCCTGATACTACTGATGATACTTCAGATGCTACTGATGAGTCAGAAGAAACTGTTTCAGAAAAAGAAGGTTGGCAAGATATAGCAGAAGCTATTGGTATTAATGCTGATGATTATGATACATTCATCGAAACATTAAAAGGTCAACAAGATTTAGCTGCTAAAGGAGCAACTAATGAAAAGATTTTAGGTTTAAACAAACTTGTATCATTGGATGATGAAACTTTAATGAGAGAAGAACTAAACGCAAGAGGTTTTTCTCCTGACGAAGTGGAAGATGAAATTGATATAATGATTGAAAATAATACGATTCGTAGTGAAGCACGAAGAGTGAGAAAAGATTTGGAAGGTGTTATTTCTAATGAAAAACAGCGTATAGCGACACAATCTACAGAAATTGATGCAACGCAACAAGAGGAGATTGAAGCTGCTGCTGCCGAACTTAGAGATTATATGTCAAAGACTACTGAAATGTTTGGAGGTAGAATTAACACAAAACAAAGAGAACAACACTCAGCGTACATTACATCAGGAACGTTCTTTGATGAGATTAGTCAATCTGCTGAAACAATGGCACAAGCTGCTTGGTTATGGAAATATAAAGACCATATCATTAACGGACAAAAAAGTGCAGGAGTTGAAAAAGGAAAGGCTTCAATCTTAGATAAGATGCAAAACCCTGAGCCTACGAGGAGAACGTCTATCCCTGACCCTGAAACAGGAGATTTTAATCCTAACAGGTTCATGGATTCAGACCAAATGTAAAATATTAAAAATTAAAATTTAAAAAGAAAGAAAATGAAATTTCACACAGGTTCATACGGAAAGGATACTATCGAAAACAATGCGTTAGTAACTAACTTATTAAAGTATCCTGAGATTAGTAAAGCACTAATCAGACAATTCCCTCAATACTCTTTAACTTACTTCTTAGAAGGAACAGGTCGTTTCGCTAAAGAAGAGTTAATTGGAGATTCAGCATTTAAGTGGGCAATCTTAGGGAGATTGAATAGACCATCAACTGCATCTGCTAACAACGGTACATCTCCAACTATTGTTGGTGCTGCACACGCTGCTTTTGGAGTTGAGTTCATTGAGAACTACTTAAATAAAAATGATGTTATTCGTTTCAAAGATGGTTCATCTGCAATCATTTTAGATAACGGTACAGCTACTGCAGGTGGTACTACTTACCAAATGAAGTTACAAACAAATGACGCTGCTGCTACTATTGATTTAGGTATCGTTGCTGCTGCAGGAGAAACTGTTAACACTCAAGGTTCAGTATTTGAAGAAGGTTCATTACAAGGGTACGAAAACCACGTATTCCCTGATTGGTATGTAAACCACTTGACTACTTCTCGTAAGGCTAAGTCAATTACAGGTACAGCTTTGACTGATGTAACATGGATTGAAAACAACGGACAAAGATTATGGTACTTCACAGACCAAAACTTGGTTATGGAAGAGTATTTATACCAATTAGAGTTATCAAGATGGTATGGTAAATCTACAATGGATGCTAACAGCGTTGCTCAAGTAACAGATGCTGCAGGTAACCCATTAGTAGCAGGAGATGGATTGTTAGCACAAATCTCTTCAGCTAACTCTGACACTTACTCAGGTACATTAACTGAAGATATTATCGTTGATTTTATTGCTAACTTGAGCTTAAACTCAGGTAAGAAAAACAACCAATGGATGGTATTTACAGGTACTGCAGGTAAAGTAGCGTTCCACAAAGCGATGAGAGATTTAATCTTCCAAGGTTCTTCTTTAATCTATGATATGGATTCAGCAAGAAACTTAGAGTTAGGTGTTCACTACACTACTTACAATGCTTTAGGACACAGAATTACTTTAGTACATTGTCCAATCTTTGACGACCCGAATTTACATACTGACTTAGACCCTGTTACAGGTTACCCTAAAGAGTCTTACAGAATGGTATTCATGGACATGGGAGTAACTAACGGTATCTCTAACGTAGAAGTTAAGGTTAAAGGTGCAGGTGGAGTTGACAGAGGTATGATTGTAAAATACATCCCTGGTATGGTTAACCCATTTGACCAAAAATCAATGGTAGCTTCTAACGCTAAAGATGGATTCACTTGTGAGGTATTATCTGAAAGTGGATTGATTGTTAGAAACCCATTATCATGTGGACAATTAAGAAAGGTGTAATTTAATAACTGTTAAAGATTAAGGTAATGGCAACAGCTAAGACACAAGTTGAAGGAGGTATTGTTGAGGTTAGAATGATTAACCCAAAAAGAACAGGTACAGTTACGTTAAGAGATTATAATGACCCAATTACAGGAGAGTTCCGTGAGTTTAAAGATGCTCACGGTAACCCTCGTGTTAAGAAGTACACTAAAGCTCTTACGATATTAAGGTTGAATAATGAGAATGACCGTTTAGAATACGAGCATTTAAAAAATCATCCTCTGTACGTGAACGGTTCTGAAGCTATTTTAAAAATTGTTGACGTAACACAAGAAGCAGAAGAAAGAACTTCTAAGAGAGAATCTGCTCTCGAAGCTCTTATTGAAGCTAAAGGTTTACGTGGAGAAAAACTTTACAATTTTGCAAGAGTTCTTGGTGTTCAAACATTGAACCAACTTGAGTCTATTGTAAAGGATAAAGTATATGATATCGCAGAGAAAACTCCTGAAGAGTTTTTGAAAGCATTTAATGACCCTAACAGAACGTTTAAAGAAACGTTACATAAAGGTAAGATTAAAGGTGTCTTTACTGTATCAAACAATATTTGGAAGTTCAGAGACGTATTGATGGGTGCTAACATTGACGAAGCTATTTTATGGTTAAAGGAAAATGATGATTTAATGCCTTCAATTAGAAAAGAACTTTCAAGCGTTAAGAACTAATGACATTTGCAGAAGCACACGAAAAAATTGATGTAATTATTGACAAGCACGACCTACCATGGTTCGAGCCTGAAGAGAAAGACATTTTTTTAAATTTTGCTCAACAAGAATTTGTTAACCAAAGATACTCTGAATTTGAGGTTAATGAAAAACGTAGGCAAGATATAAGAACGCTTATAACAACATTTTCAGCAGGTGCAGTATCAAGTATTACTGTGCCTTCTGATATGTTATTTGTGTTATCATTAAAGGGTACATTTAGAGTTGTTATATGTGGTAAAACTGTTTCGAGAGAAACTCACATAAGACCAATGCAACATGACGATGTAAATAAGATTATAAACGACCCTTTTAACAAACCTACTAATGATGAGCCTGTGTACGTAACTAATGCTAATACGCTTGAGATATTATCTGATAATACAGCCATATCTACAGAGTTAACGTATATTAAAGAACCGTTGGTAATAGATACTGTAACAAATCCTACAGGTGTTTTTAGCACACCTACATATACTCATAACGAGATTGTAAATATAGCTGTAAGAAAGATGTTAGGTTCTATAGAACAACAAAATTATAATTTACAAGTAAACGAAATTGATAATCAAGAATAATGGAAAAGTACGAAGATTTATTAAAAAGCGAATTAGTTGCTCTTTGTGAAGAAAGAAAGTTAAGCTCAGAAGGTCTTAAAGCAGAGTTAATTGAAAGACTAATTGAAGACGACCACAAGAAAAAGCCTTCACAAGAAGTGGAAGCAAAGGAATTAAAGAAAGTATGGAATCCCATGCTTTTTAGATACGAATACAAATAACACTTAAAATTTTAAAAGAATGAAAATTTCAAAATACAAAGTTGTTGATGCAGGTGCTACAGTTGGTGCTGCAACAAGCCAATTTGCTTCAGGTAAATTATTAGGCTCTTTCTCTGCTTCAACTGACGTAAGATTTGAAGAAGGTATCCTTGTAAAGGATATTGTTAAAGTAACTGAGTTAGCTGCTATTCTTACAGATAGAGCTTTTACACAAGATGTTACTTTTGCTACTGCACCATCTGCAGGAGATGAGTTTGGTGTAACAATTAGTTTTGTTCTTGATGGACAAAAAGCAAATAGAAGATTTGGACATATTGCTCAAGCAGGAGCTTTAACAGTAACTGATATTGCTGTAGCTATTAAAGATAAGATTAATGGTTCTGATGTTCCATTTACAGCATCTAACGCTTCAGGTGTATTAACAATTACTGCTGACGTTGCAGGAGCAGGTTATACTCCAATCTTAACAGCAGGTACAGACTCTGCAACTACAACTGTTGTTTTAGGAGCTGTAACTGAAGATTTAGAAAAATCTGATGCTGCATATTACGCTGCTAAGTTTGATTATGTTGAAGCTTCTGATTTTGCTTCTCAAACTGTAGCATACAATGCTTATGTTATCGAGCATTTAGAAGATGTAGATACAGTACATGGTATTGTTAAAGAAAAGAGATTTGGATGTTTCTTTTTAGCAAATGGTGTAGGAAACTTAAACTTAGTTAACGCACTTAATGCTGCAACTTACGATGGAGATAAGTTTGACTTATTATAATCAGTAACATTTTTTGAATTAAATATAAATTAGGGGGTTGGTGGGTACTAACCCTCTTTTTTTTATCTTTGTATTATGGCAACACTAAACGAATTAGCATATAACATTCTTAATATTGCAAGAGGTGGTTTATCTTCTGATGACGATAGATTAAATATACGTCAAATAAAGCTTTGGATAAAATACTATAGGGCATATTATGTTAAATCTGCAATGTTGAAGGAATCTCTTAGAGACCAAACTATATTAGACCCTCAACTCGTTCAGGATTTAGGTTGTCTTACTTTAGAAGAAGTAGATAAAGCTAATTGTCCTGATGGATTATGGGGTACTTACATTAAGCGTGTAGAGATACCTAAACTTATTGATATACCTTTAGATAAGTCTATTACTTTTGTTGGATTAATAGATAAAGTAACTCCAATAATTATGGGTAATGCAGATGTGTCTTATTTTAAATCACATCAAAGATTTACAGGTAATATGCGTAGAGCTTACTTTATAGGTAAGTATTTATATGTTACTGACCCATTCAATGAAGATATTTGTAAGATAAATGTAAGAGGTGTATTTGATGACCCTACATCTGTTAGTACAGTAGATGCTGATGGTACTGTAAATTGTTATGATGATGACCAAGAGTATCCAATTCCTTTATCGTTAATACCTGAGATTACTACAGCTATTATGCAAAGAGAATTACAGATGACTGTACAGGCTACTAATGATGAGTTAAACGACAGTAGAGAACCAAACTCTCCTATAGATGACAGAGAACAAGTATAATAATGGTGTGTACGATATAGTTAGGCTTTACGACCTAATTAAAGATTCTCTAAATGAGGAATTAAAAGAAAATGGATTTAGACCAATAGGACTAAGAAACTTTAAGCAAGTAGTTAAACACTACTTCAAACATATATTTAACAGAGTCGTATATAAGTACGAGACTGTAGAGTTGTATGACAGGTTTGGTACTGTTACAGGTAACAAAAAACTGTGTACAGACTTTAACCCAAGATATGTAGATGTTAACAAGACAGATGGTTACTTTTACTTTATCTTATGGTTAAGACCAAAGAAGTATAGAAAGTGGGCATTTTTTCCTGCACCAATATGGAAGAAGCGTCAGTTTCAAAATGTTAGAGATAATAAGGGAGATTACCCTGAAGTTAATGAGATGACTTATGGCTTTTACAACTAAAGAAGAAGCAAAAAAAAGACTTGATATATGCAGGTCTTGCGACAGAGTAATTAAGGCTACTTTGACTTGTAAAGAATGTGGATGTTTTATGAAAGTAAAAACAACATTAAAAACAGCAAGGTGTCCAAAAAATAAATGGTAAAATGGCAAACGGTAGAATTAAAGTCAAGACTATAATAGCTAATGTAATTAGAGATGCTCAATTACGTAACGTAAATCATTTGATTGATTCAATGATAGAATGGGCGTACGAAGCTGAAACATTAATAGGTTCTTACGATACATTTGTAAGAAGAGAGTGTGAAATAACCTTTAAAAATTATAAAGCAAAATTACCTTCAGACCTTTATCAGTTTATTGCATTAAAAGTAAACGGTAAGTTTCCTGAAGTAACTAACAGAGATTTTAGACTCTTTTACAAAGACAGTCCTCACTTAGCATCAGCAGGTACAGAGTATCATGGATTAGACTTAATTAATATGGGTTCTGCTTTTAGAACTGATGGTACTGCTATAAGAACAATTAAGTTTACACTTGAAGATGGTTGGATACATATATCAGGTGTAGATTCAGATGTAAAAGGTGGAATAGCTTATATGGCATTTGACTTAGATGACGAAGGATTTCCATTGATTAAAGATGGTCACGAAAAAGCTGTTACAGCTTATATCATGTGGAAGATGAATGTAGCACCTTTTATTAGAGGAGAATTAGCTGCAGGAGTGCATGATAGGTTAGAGCAACGTTGGTACTATCTATGTGGACAAGCAAGAGGAGATGACGAGATGCCTGACTCTAAACAGTTAGAGTACATTGCTTCTTTGTATCATCAATTATTACCGTTACCAAATAAAAACTTCTTTTAATGGCTTCAGAAAGAATATCAAATACATTTGATGGGGGTATGAAATCTGACTTAGACAAACGTCTTAGTAAAGAAAATACCTTTGAGTTAGGAGTAAACGGAAGATTACTTTATAACGATAATGGCAGTTTAGTATGGGAGAACATTGATGGTAATACTCAGTATATACAAAACTACGACAGTAGATATACCCTTATAGGTGTTTGTGAGTTCCATGATTTTGTTTTAACATTCTCTAAATACAAATCAGGTTATGTTGAATATGATGAAATAGGGTATATAAGATTTGTACCTGCATCAGGTTATGGTACTTATTATACTCTACATAATGATACTCAAGATACGCAAAACTTGAGTATGAACTTTAACACAAATTATCCTATTAAGGCTAAACCTTTTTATGAAAGTGATGAAATTATAAGAGCTTATTTTACTGATGACTATAACGAGCCAAGAGTTTTTACTTTCAAGAAGACCTCTAATAATCCTTTGACTTTACAGAGAACAACGGATACAGAGTTTACAATGAATATTACTCCTGATTTTCAGATGGGAGAAATACAGTATTTTGGTATTGTAAACGGTTCTTTACGTTCAGGTATTTATCAATACTCTTACAGATTAAAGACTTTAGATGGTTATGAAACACCTTGGACTCCTGTAACATTCCCTATTCCTGTAACAGGTATTAAACCACCTGACAGTTCACAAGTAGGTGTACAGGAAACATACGGTATGGAAGACGTAGATGTTATTGGTAAGACAGGTAATAGAATAAGAATTTCTAATCTTGATACAAGATATGATACAATAGAGGTTGCGTATATTCACTCTATAACAGAAACGTCTCCTAAAGAAGCAGGTATCTTTTATATAAAAGACATTGATAAAACAAAAACAACTCTTGATGTTTATCATGTGTCTGTAGAGAATATTGTTCCTTTAAATAGCATTGATGAGCTTACTGATTTAAAAGATGTAATATTAAAAGCGAAAACATTAGAAATACATGACAATAGATTATGGTTTGGTAATACTGAAAGTAAATCAACGTTTGAGATACCTGATGAAGTATTAAATAACTTCTATGTTGAACCTGAATTTAGAGCGTTACCAATAGATGTTTACGCAGACAGAATATATAAACATCAAAAAGATGGATTTAAACCTGTAGCATTGTTTGCAGGTAACTTTGGTTCTATAAAAAGAAAGTACGAAAGATTTGATGGAGTAGATACTTATAAACTTGATGTAGCTTCTCAAAGTAATCCTGACATTGGAGATTACTACAATTATCAAGGTAGTTTGATTAATCATTCATGGAAAGGTTACTTTAGGGGAGAGACGTATCGTTTTGCTATTGTTTTCTTTGATAAGAAAGGTTATCCATTTTTTGCTAAACATTTTGCCGATGTAAACACACCTCATCATACAAGAGGTTATTATAGAGGTTCAGGAAACTTTGTAAACTTACTTAGTTACAACAGAGTAAAAGATGATGGAACAATAGTATATAAAGAAGTTGAGGTTGGTAATATGGGTGGTGTTCCTACAGATGTTAATTACACATACGTTGGGCACTCTAACGGAGACCAAAGATTGTCTTCTTCAAATTGTAATCTTGAAAGAACAGGTGGTGCTATTGAAAATCAATATCATATACCAAACAATTCCCCTACAAAGGTAGGTGTTTCTCAATTTAGGCCAACAAGATGTATTTGGAATAATCCAAACAATAATACAGATATAGGTAACGGTTCTGAATTAAATATAAATACTTGGAAAGTAAATAGTTACAAGGCTGCTTTCTCAAGAATTTTAGGTTTAAGATTTGGTGGAATAGACTTAAATGTTGTTGTTGATAATAAAGGAACTAAACTAAAAGATATTATTGGTGGTGTTCAAATTGTAAGAGCAGAAAGAACAGGAGCTGATGAACAAGTAAAAGAGCAAGGTATTTTGTTAAACGTTCATGGTAAAGCTAACAAAGACAGAAACGCTGTAGAAGCTTATGATGGAAAAGAAAGACCTTTATACTTTGTTAATAGCTCTCCTGTGTTTAATGGAGCTAATGTTGGTACTTTTCAAAATGAAAGAGCACAACACTTGTTTAGAGATGACAAGGGTAACGAGGTAGGATACCAAAGACAAGCTCCTTATGTTTATAGTTATTTTGGTGTAAACGGAATTGTTGCAGGAGATTGGTACAAATTAAAAAAAGGTATTAGTAAAATAAGACAAGATTTTATTTGTGACCCATGTAACGTTAGGAGTGGTGCTTCTGCAGATGAAGAGTATAAGTATTTACAAGATGGATATACAGGGTTAAATATCGAAAACGAAAATAACGCACATACTCCACGTAGTTATATTAGTAAAAACTTACATACAAATAACGTAAGAGCTTTATCAGGAGACTCAGGAAACAGATGGATTCCATGTAATCTAACAAGTGATATTTTTAAAATAGTATCTAATACAAATCCAAGAAGTGGATACGGATTCTTTGATGACCATATTGTAAACACTAATATGTGGTTAGCAAGGACTCAAGATGAAAAAGATAGAAATTGGCTTGGATTATCTTTATTCCGTTCTAATGATTATGATGGTGGTGGACTTGGTAAATCTATTAACGATAAAAAATGGTTTAGAGCAGCACAAGCATCTTCGTATATTTTAAATACAAACCAAGCCTATGCTTCTGCTTATGGTACATTAAATAATTCAGGTAGTGGAGAAGATTATATACAGCACTTATCTGTGTACGTTTCCTCTATTGTAGAGCCTAATCCACAACCTTATGGTGGTTTAAGGAATGAAGCTATACAAAACACAAGATTTCACACTACAGGTCATTTCTTAACTATTAATGACACAGTATTAAACGAGATAGAAAATGGTGGTAACTACATTTTAAATGAATTAGAAGTTTGGGGTGGAGATTGTATATTAGACGCTTTTTCTTTTGCAAGAGCTTATCCTGTAATAGAATTTGATTCAGATTGTATTCCTCAAGCTAATGGTGCTGATGCAGATAAAAAAGAAACAGGAGAAAGCAGAGTAAATTGGGTAGGTAAAGAGTTTAGAGAATGGTCTCATGGTGTTATTGTACCTATAGAGTCTAAGTATAATTATAGACTTACGTATAAAGATAACGCTAACGGAGTTCCTACTTTTGCAGAAATAGGTTTTGCTACAGGTGTTGGTAAAATAGGAGATACAGGAAATAAGATGTATCAGCCAAACACAAATGATGCTTTATATGAATCAACTGTAGATACTTGTGGAGAGAAGCATGAAAACTTTCAACTTCAAGCAGCATTATCATATTTTGATAAGGTAAGAGCTTTTACTACTAAACCTATTGATTATGTTGACATAACAGACCATCCTAATAGATGGCATTGGAGTAATTTAAAACAACCTCATAATCAGAAAGTTGATGTTATGAGAAAGTTTGAAGAATTATCTAACCAAGATATTGATGGTAATCACGGAGAAATAACAGGCTCTTGTAAGCTCGGAGATAACCTTTATTCTTTACAAAGTAAAGCTTTTGGTAGATTAAGAATTAACGAAAGAGCTGTTACAGCTTCAGATATTGGAGATATACAACTTGGAGAAGGTGGAACAATGGATGGTGTTGATTATATATCAAACGAATTTGGTACAACACATAGAGATTCTGTTATATCGTCTGATAAATCAATATATTGGGTTGACGCTTCTAAGAGAGCTATACTAAGGTTTGGTGGAGATGGTTTGAGTAAGATAAGCGACATGAAAGAGTTACATACATATCTACAGCCAAGGTTAGGTAATCTTGTAAACAAAGAAAACATTATTAACGGACAAGGTATTATAGCTACTTTTGACTTTAACAAGAACGATGTTTATTTCACAGTTAAAGATATTGATACTGCTTATGATGCTGAATGGAAAGATGTAGGTAATATATCAGAATTAAAAAGAGACCAACACAACGGTAACTTTACATTATTGTATAATGAAGATATGCAAGTATTCCAAAGTATTGTTACAGCTTATCCTACAGTTTATTTTAGAAATGGTAGTAATCTTTATTCTTCTAACAAAACAGGAACAGGTGGTTTATACATCTACAATAAAGGAACAAAAGGACTTTTCTTTGACGAGCTTTTCTATAGCTATTTAAAATTCAATATAAATTATCAATCAAGATTAGTTAAAAAATTTGATAGTTCAATTTGGAATGTCAATGAAAGCTCTATAACAAATATTAGAAGAGTTGATTTTACATCAGAATCATTACAACATACATACAACAACTTGGCTGATGAAATTGTAAATATAAATGGATTTAAAACAGGTGGTTTTTTAAATAGAGCTAAATATAGAGAAGGCTTATTAAGATTTCCTATTAGAGAGAGAAACTCTAACAAATCAAGATTAGCAGGTAAGTTTGCAAAAGTAGAAATATGGTTTGAGAATAGTAATAACAAACTTTTTAGTTTATCAAACATTGATACAATTGTAAGATATCATTCTCGCAAATAATTATTAACTTAGTAAAACATTTTTGTACTATGGCAAAGTTTTCACAAACACAAGATATTATAAGAAACGCACCTGTAGAAAAACGTGCAGAGTTAGGAAGAGTAAAAGGTTTTGCTAACTTTTCTAACTTCATGGCAGGTTTAGATGCTTATGGAAGACCATTAAAAGGTGGTGCTAAATTTGGCAGTAAAGTAGCAGCTACATTAAACCCTTTTATGTTTGCAAGTACAGCAGCTGTAAAAAACAGGTATCAAGGAACTGCTGTAGGTGCAAAGAATATGAAACAAGCCAATAAGGCTTACATAGAGTCTTTAAAAAACAAAGCTGAAATTGCTTTAACTATTGCTACAGCAGGTGGTTTTGGTGGAGCTAAAGCAGGTGTAAAAGGAGCTGTTGAAGGAGCTAAAGCTACTAAGGGTGTTATTAAGTCAGTTAAGGCAGCTAAAGAAGGATTTAAAGCAGGTACTACTGCGTTTAAAGCATCTAAACTTGCAGCTAAAGCAGCAGCTAAAGCAGGAACTACAGCAGAGAAAACTGCAACTGCTTCAACAATAGCAGGTAGAACAAAACTTGCAGCAGACCCTACGATAGGTACAGCTGTTAAACTTACTGAACCATCAAAAGGAACAACTCTTATAGATTGGGCAGCAAGTGCAGGTAAAACTCCTTTATCAGAAACATTTAAAGTAGCACAACAACCTGTTGTAAAAGTAATGGATGAAGCTTTAACAACACCATTAAAAGCATTGCCTAAAATTGTTGAGCCTACAAAGATTGGTAGAATTTTAAAAGCTACTAATTTATTATCTGATGACGAGCTTACTTTAGTAGATAAGTTTCTTGCTAAGAGAAAATCTTACCCTGATGAAGGGTTTAAAAAGATTGCTGCTGACTTTACTAAAGAAAATAAAGACAAATTATCTGAGGTTGCATTAAAAAGAAGTCAACAAGCAATCAAAGAAGCTTGGAAAAAATACGAAGAAGAGAATCCTGAATACAACAGAACAGAAAGAACAAAAACTGTTCAAGAAGATAGAGGTAGTAATGTATATGATAAATTTGGTGTAAAACCTATGATGTTTAAAAAGGGTGGAATGGTAAGAGGTAAATCTCATGCCGAAGGTGGTGAAAAAGCTACTATTGGAGATACTCAGATAGAGGTAGAAGGAGATGAGAGAATCTTCTCTAAGGAAGACACTAAGTCTATGGATAGAGATGCAGAAGCAGGAAACTATACAGCACTTGGTAAAAAATATGCTGCTGCTAAAAATAGACACGATAAAGCAGAGCAAGACGATTACTTTGAAGGAGGTGGTAACACAGGAGAAGCTGAAAAAACTACTGAATCTAAAACTAAAGATTTGAATTGGGCATATACACAAGCTGCTCTTGCAGGTGCTCCATATCCACAAGTAACTGCTGCTCAATGGGCATTAGAATCAGCAAGAGGTAATAGTACAATAGCTCGTGAACATAACAACTATTTTGGGATTAAGTATGATGAAAGAGCTGCTGAAAGATTAAGAGCAAAAGGTATAAACGTAAGAAGTTCTTCTGAATTTAAAAAAGATGGTTATTATGATAAAATGGAAAAAAAGAGTGCTGACTATATGCACTTTGATAATCCTGCAGATGCGTTTAGAGCACACCAACTTTTTTTAGAAACTAATCCAAGATATGCTGAAGCTTTAAAAGCTGATAATGCTGTTGACTACGCAAAAGGATTAAAAGCAGCAGGATATGCTACAGACCCTAATTACGCTAATAAATTAATAAACTTTTTCGGAACAGAATCTCAAGCTAAAGCTAACTTTGGAGAAGTTGTTTTAGAGCCTAAAAACTTAGCTACTCAAAGTGCTAATCAAGTTACATTAAAAACTGTTACAGAGCAGGATATTGTACAGAGAACTATTGAAGGTCTTGACCCTGACTTAAAAAGAAAGTATCAGGCTTACAAAGCAAATCAATCTTATACTGATGTTTATGCTGAAAAGTTAATGAAGGATAAATGGAATTACCTTCGTAAAGAAAGCAATAGCTATAAAACATGGGAAAAAGAATCAGGGTTTAAAGACGCTGAAGATGAAATGAAAAAGCTTGATATTTGGGAACAAAAAATTAATGATGAATTTAAAACATGGAAAGATAATACAGGTTTCTTTGAAACTGCTACTTTAGATAAAATGCCTATAAGTGAGCTTACAATGTTATATCCTGAATTAATTCCTGATGAATATAAAGGTAAAGATGGTAATCTTTCTCCTGTAGAACTTGTTTCTGCTATTAGAGCACAGAAAAAGAAAGCTCATATAAAACGTAATGATATTTACGCTAAAAGAATGACTGAAGCTGCACCTAAACTTTTAGATGACGCTTACAAAGCTTTAGGTTCTATAAAAAATTCTCCTGAGTTTAAAGCTATGTCTGTAGAAAAACAGGCACAAGTTATTGAGAATTTACAAAAACAAATCAAAGAATTTAAACAACTTGAAAATCAAGCAAAATATTATAATGAATCATCTAAAAAAGCAAGATTAGCAAGAAATTCTAAGGCTGCTCAACAAATGGGTAAAGATGAATTTATAAAAGAATATGAAGATATTGTAGAAGCAGGTAAGTTAGCGTATGCTGTTGGTCAAGGTGGTGTTTCTTGGGCAGCTACTCGTGGTCAAACTGCAAATGTTTCAAGAGATGCTGATAAAATAAACATCGAACAAGGAGATGCTTTTTTTGATAAAAAATTTACTTACTTAAATATTGGAGATGAATTTAAAATTACTCAAGATGAAAAAGATGCTTTTAAAGGTAGAGAGTACCGTACAGAAGAATTAATAAAATCTGAGTACAATGTAGAAAACATTAAAAGAGAACAGGAAGCTGAAGCTCAGAGAGAGCAACGTATTGATGAGATATTACGAGAAGCTGAAGAAGTTGAAGATGCTCAAGATACAAAATATGATGCCGAAACAGAAGAAGAAATAGATACATCTTTATTTAGTGATGCTCAAGTGCAAGAGTTCTTAAATAGAAAAGATGAGCAAAGAGCATCTACAGGTCTTGCAGGTATATACGAAAAGTTTAAAGGTGCAGACCAAGTATTACAATTTGCAGGTATGTATGGTGCTTATAAATCTGCTACAGAACCGTTACCTGAACAAAGAAAGTCTCAACAATGGCAAGACTACATGAGTACAATGAAACAACGTGCTCAATCAGGTATTGCTCCTGAAACTAAAACATTGTTACAAAGACAAGCTGAAAGAACTTACGCTTCAGATGTTGCAAGTATTGGTAGAATGGCTACA